GGTGCAATCACCAAGAGCGTCGGCGCCTAAACATAACCACTTCACCCTGCGGAGGTAGAAAATGAAACTCGGTCTCATCGTTCACTCAAACGACGGCAAACAACGATTGGCTGTTGTTCAATACGCAGATTTCTGCGCATTTGAGGAAGTACACAACTGCTCAATGGCCAAGATTGAAGCAGAGATGAAGATACGAGACCTCGGATGGTTGGCATGGCATTGCGAGAAACGCAACAAGCTGCACAACCTATCCTTCGAGGTGTGGCGTGAAGGAGTTGACATGGTCAGCCTGGGAGATGCGGAGGACAACAAGATTGTCCCTTTGGAGAGCAGTCAGCCCACTGGTTGATTGCCTACCTGGCAGTCGAAACGGGCATAGCCCCGTCAGTGTTGCTGACTGAATCACCACGCATGTTATACACGATGTTTGCGTATCTGCGTTGGAAAGCAGTCAAGCAGAATCCGAACACGCCCTACAATCGTTGAGATGACTGTTTCCAAACCGATAGGTCGTGCCGGTGAAGTGCAGTTCGCTGCCGACGGCCTGTTTGAGTTTCTGCGAGTCGCCGGTCAGGCTGACAAAGATTTCAACAGGATGATGCGAATCGCAGCCCAAGAGGTCGCCCAGCATGTGGTGGACAAGGCGAAGGTGAACGCTCAAGGGCAGCCGAAGCATGGTGCGAATCGGCCTGGTTCCTCTGGGATGTCTCAGGCTCAGGCTGTGGTGAATGGGTTGCGTGCTCGACGTGATCGCATCCCGACTATCAAATTGGATTCCAAGCGTGGCTTCGTTTCAGCGTCCCGTCCCAACCGCAAACGCAAGACGAAGGTGACGATGGGCGATGTGTTCTTTGGTGCCGAGTTCGGTGGTCGTCGTCGTCCTACGACGCAACAGTTCTTGCGTCACCGTGGCCGTCAAGGCTATTTCTTCTGGCAGGCAGTTCGGGACAGTAATGGCTTCATTGCTAAGGAATACAGCGATGCCATTGACCGGGTTCTCAAAGAGCTTGCGCAGGGTGCGACCTGACGCTACGCTGACTTGTAAGGAGCCCGCCATGTTCCCAGAAGTTCAGTTGGACAACGTCCGTGCCGTCAGGTTCGACTACGTCAAGTCTGTCGTCCCCAAGCCGTTCGCTGGTTCGTGGGTGCAGTTGTGGTCTCGTCTGTGCATCCGTAAGGAAACTCAACGCAAGGATCAGCGTGCGTTGTGGTCGCCAGTCATCTACGCATCAGGCACCACACGAAGCAATCGCAACGTTGAGGCTGTGACCTGTCTCGTGGTGGACATGGACGGTGAGTCGTTTGACTATGCACGGCTGGATGGGTTGGAGTGGTTTGCGTACACGACTTGGTCGCATCGCCCGAACGATGAGCATTGGCACTTAGTGCTTCCGCTCAAAGACCCGGTGCCTGCACATCGTTGGGCAGAGGTATGGACTCGGTTGCATGAACGCATCAACGTCGTCGGTGACCCAGCCACGAAGGACCCTGCACGCATCTTCTATCTGCCTCAGCATCCTGTGGGACGGTTTGATTGGTCGTCTCGGAAGTATGGGCATGGCGAGTTCTTGGATGCTGGGTTGGGTGAACTGTTTGTTCCTCCTCGTTTGCATGTGGCTCGTATGCCTCGAACCGTGAAGTCGCACAATCAAGCGAAGTACTACTGGCAGGATGAGGCGTGGTGGAATGAGCCGCAGGATTTGAGTCGGTTTGCTGGGATGACTCAACAGCAGGTTGCGGTGGCGTTGCGTAGTGAGTTTGCTGATCTCAGAAAGTCGTTGTCTTTGGACTGAGTAGAATTGGCGCTCATGGCCGTTGAGCGCACATTTCTTGTCAAGCTGATTGCTGACCCGAAAGACCTGCTCAAGGCGTTCGGTGAGACAGGCAAGGCCGCCACCGATGCATTCGGTGCAGCCAACAAAAAGGTCAACGAACTTCTACCAAACTTCCAAAAGATTGCCCTGGCTTCGGCAGCAGCCTTTGCTGGTCTTGCTGCGTTTGCTTCCGGAGCAGCGAAGGCTGCGATTGAGGATGAGGCTGAGCAGGCGAAGTTGGCCAAGACATTGGAGAACGTCGTTGGTGCGACGAGTGAGGCTGTTGCTGAGACGGAGAACTTCATCAAGGCTCAGTCACGGTTGACGGGGTTCACGGATAGTGAACTTCGTCCGTCGATTGAGTCTTTGGTTCGTGCGACTGGGAATCTTGCGGAGGCTGAGAAGCAAGTTATTCTGGCCCAAAACATTGCTGCTGCGACCGGGGCGCCACTGGTTGAAGTATCAAATGCGTTGGCCCGTGCGAATGTGGACAACTTCAAGTCGTTGGTGGCGTTGGTTCCGGCGTTGCGTGACAACGTCAAAGAAGGACAGTCACTCGATCAGGTCTTTGCTGAACTGAATAGCACCTTCTCTGGTGCGGCTGCGGCTGCTGCACAAACGACCGCTGGTCGTATGAAGATTCTTCAGAACAGTGTTTCTGAAGCGAGGGAGGCGATTGGTGCCGGGTTGATTCCGGCAATCTCTGCGGCGGTTGGTCCGTTGACCAAGTTGGCTCAACTCATTGAGGATAACGCCACCATCTTCTCGGCGGTCGTGATAACGGTTCTTACTTTCACCGGGACGATGACGGTTCTGGGTCTTGCGATGAAGGGTTATGCGGTGGCGGCTGGTTTGGCTGCGGTCGCAACTCGAGTCCTCGGTACAACTATCTCGGCCAGTGGAATCGGTGGATTCGTGTTGGCGATGAGTGCGTTGGTGTCGGTGACGGTGCTGGCAGCCAATGCGTTGTTCAAGGCTGAGAAGGCGACGAAACAGTTGCAGTCGGCAACGGCTGGTGCGGATGGCATAGTTCGGGCAGCAGGCAACTCCTACGTCTATCTCACCGGCAAGGTGCTACTCCTCAACTCCAGTCTGTCAAGGACGGTCAATGTTCTGGCTACGCAGAGTAATCGTTTGGAGGCGTTGGCTCGTTCGTATGGCGTCACCACGTTCAAGACGGGTCAGTTTGATGAGAAGACTGGTGGTGCTTCCAAGACGGTGATGACGGCTAAGGAGAAGATTGCCGAGTACACCTCGGTGTTGAAGCGTGCGCAGGGTGCGTCGGATGCGTTCGGTGCAGCTCAGAAACGGGTTGGTAGCGCCCAGTTGTCGGTGGCTGATGCGAACGATGCGTTGAAGCAGGCGCAGGATGCGTTGACGAAGGCTCAGCAGGGTGGTACTGCTCAGGACATTGCTGCTGCTCAACGTTCGGTGGCTGCTGCTGAGCGTGGTGTTGCCCGGTCAAAGTTCAGTCATGAGGAGGCCATCATTGCGGTTCGTGACGCTGAACGGAAACTGGCTGAGATTCGCAAAGACCCAGAGGCTACGGCGGATGAGATTCGTCGTGCCGAAATTGACTTGGCTGAGGCAAAGTTCAATGTTGCCGATTCTGAGGATCGTCAGATTGAAACTGCGAACGGGTTGGCTGAGGCTCGACGGAATCTGCGTATTGCGACTGACGGGTTGCGTGAGGGTGATGAGGAGTTGTTGCCGTTGCAGAAAGCCGTGGAGATGGCTCAACGTCAGCAGACTTTGGCGAATGATGAGTTGACTGCTTCTATCAAGGCTCAGACTTCGGCGTTGGAGGATTACACCACAGCGTTGGCTGAGTTGGCTGACGCTGCCAAGAAGTTCCCGAAGATTGCGACGAATCGTCCTGCTGAGGGTTTGATTCCTGCGGTGCCTGCTGCGGTGACGCCTCAACCGTTTGCGACTGGTGCTGGTGTTGCGGGTGGTAGTAGCAGTCCAATCAACATCATTGTTCAGTCGGGTGTGTTGAACGGTGCTCAGGTTGGTGAGGAGATTTATCAGTATTTGCGGGACTATGAACGAGTCAACGGCCCTCTGAATTTCATGGTGTAGCCGATGGCAAAAACGGCGATTTGGGGTCAAACATACAAGGTGTTGATGGACACTGGGTTGTTGCAAGATGCGTTCACCCTGGACTCATCCACACTCAACGGCCCTGACACATTGGACGGTTCAACCGATTTCGCTGACGTCACCGAATACGTCACCAGCGTCTCCATCCGTCGAGGTCGAGCCAGCCAACTCGACACGATGGGCGTTGGACAAGCCACCATCGTCCTCGACGACAAAGCATCAGGTCGAGCATTCGACCCGGCAAACACCGCATCCCCCTACGTTCAAGACGGCTACGGCATCGCCCCACGACGCTTCGTCCAAATCTATGCAGGCACAGCCGGACAAGAACCCCTCTTCGTCGGACGAGTCAACGACCTCGACATCGACTATCAGCAACCAGACAACAGCTTCGCCATCATCACCTGCGTCGACGACCTCTCCGCCCTAGGCCGCACCAACCTCACCGCCTTCAACCCATCCAGCCAACTCACCTCCGCCCGAGTCACCGCCATCCTTGACCGCCCAGAAGTGGCCTACTCAACTGCCACCAGAAGCATCGGCACCGGGGTGGCCACCGTTGGCACCGTCGCCTACGAAGCCAACGACAACGTCAAATCAGCCATCGACGCAGTCATGCTCGCAGAAGACGGACGGTTCTTCGTAGATCGTGGCGGCACAGCAGTCTTCCAACCACGCATCACCACAACCTTTGACACGGCAGACATCCAATTCTCCGACACCCCAGCCGGAACCGTCATCCCCTACCAAGAACTCTCCGTCGGCTACGGCGCAGAAACCCTCTACAACCGAATCCAAGTCGGAGTCCAAGGCTTCGCCGTCTCTACCGCAGTCGACACCACCAGCACCACCGAATTCGGCGTCAACACACTCAGCCTCTCCGACGTCCCACTCAACACCCAAGCAGCAGGCGACACCCTCGCTGCCAACCTCCTCGCCAAATACAAAGACCCCGTCGTCCGCTTCAACGAAATGAGCATCCTCGTCAACGGACTCAGCGCCAGCAACGGCCAAGCCGTCTCCATCCTCGACATCGGCGACCTCGTAGAAATCAGCAAAACCTACCAACAAGGCGCACCAGGCACCGTCACCAAAACGATGTACATCGAGAACCTAAGTCATGACATCACACCAGGATTCCATCGCATCAGACTCGGCCTCGGTCAAGCCCAACTCCTCACCCAATTCATTCTTGACACCAGCGAACTTGACGACACAACTGTTGGGCTAGCATAGGAACCCGTATGGCCAAACAAACTTTCACCTCTGGGCAGGTGCTCACTGCACAACAGATGAATGACCTGCAAACCAACGACTTCAACATGTCGGTCACGACTCAGACAGCGAACTACACGTTGCAAGCTGCTGACAAAGGCACACGAGAAGTGATGAACATGGGATCAGCGGGAACGGTCACCGTTCCGAACAGCACGTTCAATGCTGGTGATGCTGTGTGGTTGCATTCGATTGGTTCTGGCACAATCAGCGTTGTCTCTGGAGCTGGTCTTACTCTGAACTCTTCTGCCGGTACGGCACCGACATTGGCGCAATGGGAGGGCGGGGTCGTTTATTTCACCAGTGCGTCAGCAGCAATCTTTTTTCGCGGTGGCGCAGGCACAGTTATAGAAGTTGAAGCGCTTGCAGTTGGCGGTGGTGGTGCAGGATACGGAAACGACGGTTCTTACAACGGTGGTGGCGGTGGTGGTGGTCAGACACG